TATTAGCTACTCCACTATGGCTATGCCCTGAGTCTGTGTGGGTGTGGTTGCCTAATGCTGTTCCAGTAAAAATGTGCGTATGTGAAGGAACTGTATTATTTAAAATAGGTGATTCACTACCACCTATACCATTTCCTGAGGTATTAACTACTCGCAGCATGCGGTTAGTAGCATTATCAGTCGTATCTTGCGTCCAGCCAGTCGGAGCCGCTGCTTGTGCAAAAGGCATCCTTGTGCCAGATGCAAAACCTATATTGGTAAACCCATGCAAGGCATTTAACTCTGCCTCTGTAGTTGTTATTGCTGTCGCATAACCTAGTCCACCAACACCTGGGAACTGCGCTTGCAGGACTGACTTAATCAATCGTAAATGGTCATCTCCCTGATTGACTGGGTCAGAACTGGTTGGGTTTGACGTAATAAAACTTGAGATCGTTGAACCTGTTTCTAAACCCATAATTTAACCTGCAAAAGTAGTAAGTGAAGTGCCTGACCAAGTAGATTTGGCATCATTTAAAGTTATTTCGCTCATAGCTTGCTGAAATCTATTGTCCCATAATTGAGTTGCTTCAGCGTCTTTAACAAAACTATTAATCTCTACCAGCAAACCAAACACATAAGCATCTGGGTTAGAGTCAGACAGCCAGTTAGTTGTGCTAGATGACGACAGTGGCGGCAATGTCTGAAAGTAATCTATTTCTAGTGAGTGCGTGTTATCGTAGAACGGTTGCACCTGAATTGCGCCTGATATAACGGTGTAGCAAGGAAACTGTGTCTCACCGTTATTGACTAGGTTAGCCATCTGCTCTGGGTTAACTTGTAGCAAAGTAACGCGACTTGCTGAGTTAGTGTTGTCAATGACCTTGATAGCTCTCATAACCGAGTAGTTAGTGGGCAGGGTATAGAACTCTTGCGTAGAGTCCATCACCGTCTTAACTCGACTAGACATATCTAGCGTCATTAGTGTGCGGTTGATGCGTGACTCTGCAACCCTGAGAAAAGAATCAACTCGACTAGTCACCTCCGAATCTTGCCTATCTGCGTACCCTAAAGCTAAGTCTACAATTTGTGCATAATTCATCTTAATTCCAAGTGGTCGATGGTGGTATTTCGTCTGTCCATGACGATTCTGTATTCGGTTCGTCTACCCAAGTATTTATTGCTGTTGCCTCTAGTTGCCAAGTTGCTGTAGCTAAAGACTGTGCTGTCCACTCATCTGACTGATTAACCTCTATCTCCCAAACCGTTGTAGCCATTAGATAACTGGATCAACAGTCAACACAACACTTGGATCGGCTGCTAACTCCTCTTTGCTAAACCCAAATCTTTCGATTGTGCTTAAATCTTCAACGTCTAGCCAGATAGGTTCTAATGCTTCACCTGCATACTCAGGTTGGTTATAGTCATCTGGATACACTTGGCTGTCTTGTTTGCGTGTCATAGAGCCTTTTAATAACGCTATGAACTCAGTATGACGATCAGTACCTACTACAGCGTCTAAATCTTCTCGTGTGTTAATAATATTCATATTTGTTATCCAGCCAGTTAAATAAATTGTGAGTATCAGCCCAACTTGCATGACCACGCCATGAAGCTAAGAATTTGGTAAGGTTTAAAAACTCATGGTGTTCTATAAAATGCTTAATCTTATGCTTTGCTCGTAATACAGAATCTTTTCTTATCAGCTTATGCGTTGCCCAGATTCGATACCCTAAAAAGTTAATCCCTCTTTTGACACTAGCACACTGCCATTTACTGATAGTGAGCTTTAACTTTTCCTGAGAAAACTGTTGAATCTTCTCAAAGTCCTGACGTAATTGTTCAGGATCGTTACCCAGAATAACCACATCGTCCATATACCTTGTCCAGCGTCTATGCTTTAGCTCATGGTGGATAAAGTGGTCAAGCTGTGAGCCATAGATATTGGCTACTTCTCGATGATCGCCATCTGACTATAATTAACAACCGCTTGTTGTATAGGTTGCATTTTAAAGGCCAGTGGCTTTCGCCACTTTAATCAAGTAACAGGTGGTCAACGACACCGCGCGAACCGATGACGCTGTACGAGAACGTAGGCGAGTTGCTCCAGTAAGAGTAACGAGAACCTGCGTCCACTCCAACACCCCAGTTACCTCCAAAGGTCACGGCACTACAAAGCTGATAAGTAGAGCCTCTTCCTGTAGTATTAGCCGCCCATCCTGCTGCCGCTGCGCCACCACCAAAGTCTTTGCCCCAAACATCCATTACGCCTGTAGACTGCATAACACCCCATTTAGACGTGTAAGCTGCGTTCAGGATAGTGGATACTTGATCTGTGCCGATAGAACTGGCTTCTGTTGTACCGAAAGCTAGGGCTGCATATTCTTGATAGTTGGCCGATCGTTTACCATTAGCCGCTAAGACTTCATTAGCTTCCCACCAAGTTAGCGTGGTATAAGCTGTTGTGCCATTGCCACCAAACTTAACAGGTACTTTTGGAGGACTAGCCCCATCAGCAATAGTGACATTGTATTTAGACGTGCCGTTGGTATCAGGGTTGGTATTTAATAGGTAAATATCAGCCCAGAAATTACCAGCAACTAACGTCATACCGCGCGGATCTTGACAAGCAGGCTTAAATTTTAAATCCCAGAATGAATAGGCATTGATATAAGGCGTGGTATCACCACCTGCTCGAGCAGCTGCATTACCACCCGGTGCATAATGAAAGCCCCCAATTTTACGGGCATTATCCGTAGGCGGTGTAGTGTGGTTATTGGTGCAAGTTAATGTACCCGCTGTTTCAGCCCAGATCGCATAATCTGTACCTGTTACAGCGCTTGGCATTGATACAACAGTATCTGAAGCAAATGTTAGCATTATCCCGTTCACTTCGAGATATAACTGAGTCTGTGTCGATACTGCAAAAGCACCGGTTGTAACAAATGAGACAATGGTCGAGCTACCTTTAGTAAACATGCCTCGTAGGTTTGATATTGTGTTCCTTGATAAGTTTAAGAATTGACGCATCAGCTTTTTCCTTGTACTAAGCACATCTTGCCATCTGAAGATTGGAGAAATCGCGTACAGGTATTACCGCCAGCAGTGTAACCTCCAGCGGTTGCAAGATCAGTTGTGCCAGAAACGAATGTTGTATTAGCTAAGTTGATTGTATTAGAAAGTGCAACCTTCCAAACATCAGTTGCAGCGTTACCGTTTTCTAAAAGTGATTCAACACCAGCAGTGTATTTTGAATAGACAGATGTAGTCATTATTTATTTCCTATTTTATCAGTAAAAAACATACCTTGTGTACCTGCTAAAGCCATTACTAAAGAAGTTACAGCTTGTGATTGATCGGGTGATATATTGTATATACCAAATGCTCCAAGACACCAAATTAGTCCTCGCATTGTACTGCCTTCTTTTAACAACTCTTTTATATATGCTTTCATATTGTTCCTATTATTTAAGTAACAAATCAGCTTCACACTGACGTCTTCTAACAAGTCCTACTAACACATCACCGCCTGCTTTATTCCACTTCTTAATTTCTGTTACAGCAGACGTCCAATTCTTTTGGTTAATTCTTAACTTTAATTTTGATCTATTATAATTCGTTATTCCTAGATTGTAAACAAAATCCGCAATAGCTGCCTGTTTGTTAATATCTTCAAGTAACAATATAGGACTTGCCTTAATAGTTTCATCTATAACCCCTATACAAGTTTCTAATAAGTTATCATCAGCTTCTTGTTGAGTCCATTTCATGCCTTGTTTAATTCCTTTTGTTTGACCATAACCTATTGTCCATATACCTGCAGGACATTTATAGGCATCTAATTTACAACCTTCAAATTCTTTTATAAGTCTAGTAAGTATTTCAACTGTAGTCATTAAGTTTTACTCGTAAAAATATAAGCAAGAAAAGCAAATATAGCACTAACACTAAAAACTACACCACCAAAGAATCCTTTATTTGAATGCGCATTTTTTTGTAATTCATCTAAGGCTGCAAATATTCTATCTGAGCGCCTTCGAGAGTCTTCTCTATCACAATGTATATCTTTAACCAACCCATCTAATCTTTCTTCTACTTTTGCTACTCTACAATTAAGGTCTGACATAGACGTATCCATTTATGCAGTAAGCGTTATATCAATGACAGTGCCACGATTGACGTTGACATATACTGCTGTGCTTTGTGCTGTCACTGGCCCAGTTGTTAGTATTACAGTTCCTAACACTAAGCCGGCCGATTGCAGTGCATTGGTAGTTGCTACCAGTGTTAGTCCAATGAGTTGTGGCGTAACAATCTGAGTCTTACCGAGTCCTTTTAAACCTAGACGTCCATCATCAGGATTTTTACTGCCTACCCATACACATCGTGCCAAATCTAAGAATTTAGCCATTAGTGTTTACCTTGTATCAAGCACATCTTGCCATCTGATGATTGCAAGAATCTGTGCATCTCTTGTCCAGCAATTTGACTATCTGGGCAATTCAAATCATAACCATCTCTAATTGCTTTTTCAAACATAATTAGTGGTATTGTTGCTACCATTCTTCCAAAAGACTCTCCACTCTGTGCGCCTAAATCATGAAGTGCACCAGGGTTCTTTCGAAGTTCAGCGTTACGTTCAAGTATCAGCTTCTCAGTAGGTTGACTAGTTTTGTGAGTAATAGTATTTGTATGTTCCTGATAATGCATTTCACTTTTAATAACGCTGTCCATCTTTATACCTTTTGCACGTAATCAAAAAGTGCTTCTGCTTCAGCTGCAGTAATAGTACCTGTTTCACCTGGAGCAATTGGTCCACTTTCAAAGTTAATAACGTCTGTCCAAATATTTTTTATTTTAACAGTTTTGGGTTCTTTACTAGTTGTATCTTTTTCAGCCATATTAATATCTCATATAAGGATGATTTTAATAAAATAAAAGATGGCCACCTTTTACAGTGGCCATAGTTATTAAGCAGTTACAGCAGATGCAATAATAATATCACCAATAATTGCGTGAGATTTTTCAGTATTACAAATCAATGACCAATCAACTGACATTTGACGATTTTCAGCCAAACCAGTTTTAGCAAGTTCTTCTGTTCTATAGCCTTTCAAGTAAGTCATAGCTAAGTAAGAAGGGTCAAGGATAAATACGTCAGCAGACGTACCTGCAGCTGAGTAAACACCAGTTGTAGAACCTGCAGTACCAACATAAGGAATTTGTAAACGGTTAGGAACCATTTTCAAAGTACCAAAATCAGTTACAAATACGTTAACAGAACCCATTGCAGTAGCTGCAGAAGCAGATTTGCCTTGGTCAGACATCAATGTAGCAACACGCGCAGATGAGGTAAATAAATACTCACTGAACTTACGAATAGTGCCAGGTACTGACATCATGATTGATGGATCGCCACCTTGCGTATAGACAGACTGCACTGCATCTCTAACTAATGTTTCAGTCAACGCTCTGGCAGTACCATAAGTACGTAAAGCAGTTACACCAGATGATTGGAACCCACCAACTGCGCCAGTTGCACCAGCAGAGAAGTTAGTAGTCAACCAAGATGGTAGACCGCCTACTTTACCAGCAGCAGCACCAGTATCAGCAAATGAGGCTTGGTTAGTCAATACGATAGCTTCAACGTCACGTCTTAGCTCTTGCTGTCTACGCATCATTTGATACGACAATTCTTTTGTGCGACCAATTACATCAGAAGCATCAGCTCTGAAAGAAGTACGAACAACTTTGGTAGAGATTTGGTGATGGTTACCTACTCTCAAACCAAGAACAGTATTGTTACCTGAAGCATCAGAACCGTCGATAACTGCATTGGTTAAGTTAGGAACTGCTAAAGCATCAGTAGTCCACTCTTTGTATGGGTTCTTTGAAGTTTCAGTACCGATAGCATCAGTAAATGGTAAAGGGATTTTAGAAATATCCCAAATTTGGTTCATTACGTCTTCACGGATTAAACCGCCACGCACGACACCTTTAAGTGTAGCTGCGTCTAAATTAGCTGTAGTCATTTTTTGATACCCTTAAATTAATTATATAAACCGCTTAGCAATTCTGCCACAGCGTCTGTTTCAGCATTACGTTTTTGATACCCTTGTGAAGACTTTGCAGTCTTTGTAAGTTTATCAAGTTTAGTAAGTGCCTTTGTTGTTTTACCTGTACTTTTTTGATACTTAGGAACTTGCACATCAAGTTTTGTTTTCGCAGTCTTAACACTAGACCTGTACTTCATAGCATCTTTAATTACTTCAAGTACTCTAGCATCTTGTATGTTTGAAAACTCTTCTTGTGTAAATCCATAAGCATCAGCTGCAAAATCAGTCATTTCTGATAGAGCCTTTCTAAATACTTCAGGTTTTGCCCATGAAGGATTTTTTTCTAAAACTCTATCTGCTTGACTTTTAACATACTCTTGCTGCATTGCTTGTTGCTCTGCAGTCATTTGTTGGTCAATACCATTCCTTTCTTGATTTACAGCATTAGAAATTTGTTCAATTTCTGAATTACGAAAATTAAAGTCTTGAACAGCAGCAGCGTATTCACCTGGATTTTCTGCTCTTAGTCTATTCCAGTCAACATCTTTATAACTACCTAGCAAGGTATTTTTAAGATGCTGTGTTAGTTTATCTACAGATTCAATTTTCTTGGTATACTCAGTAGCTACGGCAACCTTTATGTCGTCAAACTCCTTACGCTGTTCTGCGAGTTGTTTAGACTTATTAGTATTACTTTTATTGCTCTGGTAACCTGCAATTAAATCTTTCACCCCGACAGTTGCTACTTTGCCATCAACTTTTACGTTAATGCCCGATAGATTACCATCTTCGTCTAGTACTACATTTTTTTCATCTATACCTAGTGTTTTAGCCCAGGTAACGTCTTCATCAGATTCATCCGAGTCATCATCTTCAGGTTCATCTGTTTCTTCGCCTTCTGGTTCATCATCCTCTTGGGTAGAATCGTCTGGTTGGGTATCAGCCTCCTCAGATTCTTCAATAGGTTTCTTTTTTGTTGCAGCTGGCTTTTCTGGCTCGCCTGATAACAGGTTAGCAATTTGGTCAACCATATTTACGCTTCCAGCTTCACTCGAAAGTTCAGCCGTTGAAGTAGTATTTTGGTCATCATTCATATTTTATCTCACTCTTCACTAAATTGTTTAAATGCAAGTTTTCCAGTTTCTATATCTCTAAGTATAATTTCTTCCAAAGCTTTTATTGCAGTTATTTGATATTTAATAACTAAAATATCATCACAAGCAAGATCATTTACATATAATTGTTTAGCAACATTACTTTGAAATTTATCAAAGTAATCCTTTAGATATATGTCATAAGCTTGTTGAGCTCTGTTGCCCATATTTACTTCTTCCTGTAATATATGGTCTATGCCTTTATTTACCATTTTAGTAGTTACCTTCGTCTATAGCTTCTTCATTGGCTTTAAAGTTAGCTTCCTCATTAGCTTGAGTAACAGCTTCTAGTTTAGTTAATTCAAGTGCAGTCTTTGCCTCAAGTTCATCGTATTTAAATTTAAGGTCACTTTGTTCTTTATTGCTTTTACCTAATAATGTTAGTTGTTCTAACTGCATTTTTAGGTTGGCTATTTCAGCTGATGAAGTTTGTCTTTCCATTTCACGTTGGTGTTTACCAAGTTCAACTTGTCCTTTTAATTGCACATTAGCCATCTGGGCTTCTGCAGTAGTAGTAGCAGACTTTGCAATCTCAGCTTGTTGCCTTATTTGCTCCATTTCTAACTGCTGTTGCTGCTGTTGCTGCTGTTGAGAACCTTGTGATGCTTGTTGTTGTGCTTGCTGACCTTCCTGTGAAGAAGGGTCAATAAAATATTTGTTAGCACCATTAAGGCCTGAGAACTTACAGAAATCATCAAGTGTTGCATATATTTTTGATGGGTTTGTTAATGCTTGGCCAGGCATTGACATAATCTTTTCTTGAATCATTTGTATCTGTTGAATAGCAGCTAATTTAGCAGTAACGTCACCAGTGCCTGTTCCTACACGTACTGAACTCTTAGTACGTTTTGGCCATTCTGATGGATTAACTTTAACCCATTGACCACGATATTGAAAATCTTGTATTGTATCAACATGTTGCGTTACTATGTCACGAATCTTATTACATAGTGGTTTAATACCAGTTTCGCATATGACACGAATAATTAAGCCAATTAATTCTTCCTTGGCATTCATCATTCTTTCGACACCTTGAGAGCCTACTCTATCACCTATATTCTCTGGTGAAGCAGTACCATCAGCAGACACTCCTATACGTCCGGCCTTAACTTCATCAAGATACTGCATCATGTTAAAAGCTGCGTCACCAATTTGTGGTGTAGCTAGTGGTTGTATTGCATCTAGTCGTTTAGCTCTAATGAGGCCGCCAGGGCGAGAGACAAGAAGGTCATCAAGATTAACTTGACCTTCAAGAATAACGTTTCGTTGATTGTTTTGTAAGTACATATTATCCATAATGTTTCGGATAATTGCTGTTTTGTTGTCTTGAATCTGTTTAAGTCTATCATATACTGACAACCCTTGAAACTTGTGTGACATTAAAATGGCAGTTGTGGCAATCCAAGGACTGCTATCAATAGATTCAATACTAAGTATTTTTGTAGGAGGCTCTACACCTGCTACAGTTATTTTCATAAGTTCTGCTATACCTGACCCGTCCATGTCAAGTTTCATATAGCATTCACCAATCTCAACTAACTTATTAGCGTCATCTTGTGAAAGTGTAGAGGGTATAAGAGTTGGCTCATTTTGATAGTTAAAACGGTATGAAGAACGTATTAAGTCAGATGATGCAATATCTTCAATTTCAGATTGTTTGAATCCTTCTTCACGTAAATCTGATAATGATTTGTTAACTATCTGAGCCGTAAATCTAGCGTTTGATAAGTCAATAGAATTATGTTGTGAATTAACTCTAAATTCTTCAGGTGCTACACCATCAATTTTTACACTGCCATCTCTGTTAGTGACAGATAGTTTGGCATCATATATTACTTGTGGCTGCCCTTGTTCATCAATATATTGATTAGGAGTTAATTGTTTTATCTCTGTATTTTTATCTGCTACAATTACATGTAATTGATCTTCTGTTAATCCAGTATAGTTATATACTTTTGTTTCTACTGATTCTTCATAGTACACTTTAAGCATACCATTACGTTGCATAAGTGCATCTTTTACAAATTGATGGATTAATACAAACCCATCATTTTGCTTCATTAAC